TGTAGATAAAAATGTTCAAATAAATACAGAGAACATTTATTATGGAGCAGATCCTCTTAAAACTCTGTTAGATAAGGTTGTAACATTTAATTCAATTGCAGATAAATCCATAATTCTTGATAATAATAAATTTATATTTGGTAAAAATACAACAAACACTTCTATTCAATTATTAGGAGTAAATTCAAGCAATTCTATTATACTTGGTGATAATTCTTCATTATTAAATATATTATCTAGTGGCAGAATTACAGTAAATTCAAGTAATTCAATAGCATATTTAACAGATATAGTAAATTCTATTAGCGAGCATAATTCAAGTAATTTAGCACATTCAGATATAAGAGAAGAAATAGCAAATGTTGAATCACATATGGTCATTAGAATGACTAATGCAGAGATGACAAATGTAATATCAGAAGATTCTCTTGAAAATAATTCAATTGTGACTCCAACAGATACAGGAACCTATACTCCTGGAAAGTTATATAGATATTATAATCAAGCATTTACATTATTGAGCAATTATCAAGTTGAAAACTTATATAGAACAAGTGCTCCAACATCTGCTACAGCAGGAGTCGCAGGACAAATCTGTTTTGATGTTATTAACTTAAAGATTTGGAGATGCACAAATTCAACTGCACCATACAATTGGACAGATATAACTCCTGTAAGTTCTGGTGATTCTCAACTATTACAACAAGTTATAAATAATACACAAATAATATCAGACGCAAATGGTGGATTTACAGCAGGAAATAATTATTTATTACTTGATTCAAATGGCATAATTCCTATTGAAAGAATTCCACAAGCAGTTTTACAAGGAATGACTTATGGTGGTTCATTTGATGGAAATGGTATAATTACAGCAAGTTCAAGTGCTCAAGCAATTGATGGTCAAGTAATTGACACAATAAATAAAGCATACTATAAGAATTATTATTTCTTGGCGACAGCAACTTATGTGCTAGATGGTGTAACCTATATTGCAGGAAACTTTGCATTATCAAGTGGAACAGAATGGGTAAAAATTGCAAACTCAGGACAAGTTGTGTCAGTAAACGGATATGATGGAGTAGTAGTTTTAACTTATACAGATGTTAATGCAATAGGAGATGATAAACTAGTTACAAGTTGGAGTTCTACAACAAGTAATGATAATGTTCCTAGTGAAAAACTTGTAAAAGATTCATTAGATGGTAAACAAGATACATTGACTACAGCACAACAAAATGCAGTAGATAGTGGAATAACAAGTTCACTTGTAACTCAGATTGGAACAAACCAAACAAGCATTTCAAATATAAATGCACTTATCCCATCTCAAGCGACAGATCAAAATCAACTTGCAGATAAAGATTTTGTAAATAGTTCAATAAACGCACTTGCTGCATTCTATATTACTAGAAATGTTGCAGGAGATCCATTTAGAACAAAAGCAGAATTAGATGGAACTTCAACATATTATTCTGGTGGTCAAGTAAGAATTCCTACAACAAACGATTACTGTATTGTTTTAGCAGATATAACAAAAGCAACAGCAGTATCTGGATATAGTTCATTTACAACTACATCTCAATATGTTGGATATCATATAATCTATAATTATATAGATACACTTGTAACAGATACCAATAAAGATAGTTTGAGTATAGTTCCTGGAACAACAGTATGCTATTATAAGATACCTACAACAAGATATAGTTATCAAGGTTCTCAATGGGAATTCCAGTATATTGTTAATGATACATCATTAACTGCTGCGCAACTTGCTGCATTGAATAGTGGAATCACAACATCTCTTGTTGCTCAAATAACTGCAAATGCAAATAATATAAGTGCATTACAACAAGGAACTGTAACAAATGTAAGTTATAATACATCTACAAAAACATTACAAAAGACAGTAAATTCACAAGCAATTGATATAATTGCAATTTACAATACAACTACAGCAGGAAGTGAAAGTGTTACAATAAATACAAATACATTAAATGTAATGACAAGGGACACACAGCAAACTGTAAGTGGTAGAAAAAGTTTTAACAGTGTAGATAAAATACTTCCTACAACAACTGCAACATATGATATAGGATCTTCTTCAAACTTCTGGAGAACATTATATTTATCTGGAAATTTATCAGACGGCACAAACTCTATAAGTATTTCAGGAATTATAAATAAAGCAAACAAAACTTCTGTAGCAGAATACACACTATATGCAGCAAGTTGGGTTGGAAATAATTATACTCTCGGTGTAACAGGAAAATCTTCAAGTAATAATGCTCTTGTAAGTAACAGTAATTCAGGAACAGATCAACAAGTTTTAGATAATGCAGAAGCAATAACTGATGCAAATATTTACAAAATAGTTGATAATGGAAACTCTCTAACATTTACTTGTGAGACAGTTCCTACAGTTGATTTGAAGATTCAAGTGGAGGTGTATGACTAATGGCAGTAACAAACTTTTTAGGGAGTGGTGGAGTAAATCTCTCTGCCACTCAAGCATTAGTTGATAGATTAGAAGAGGCAGTCGGAGTTTATCCATTACTAAATTATAGTGTTGTAAATACTCTATCTAATTGCTCAACGGATAATGATGCATCTACTGTTCAAGAAAACAGTTCTTATACTGCAAATATAACTGCAGGATCTGGATGGACATTAGAAGGAGCAAGTGTTTTAATAACTATGGGAGGAGTAGATATAACTTCTACAGCATATTCTAGTGGAACAATATCTATAGCAAGTGTAACAGGAGATCTGGCAATTACAGTAAGTGCAGTAGCAAGTGGAAGTCCTATTTATGGAGTAAGTTGGACAAATGACACTACAACTACAATGACTAGAACAGATGATTCAATAGGAAAAACTTTTGCAATAAATAGTTCTACTGGTGCTATATCAAGTGATTTTAATAGTGTATTCCCATGGAATGAAACAGAAATTGTTACAGATAATTCTGGAAATAAATTATTACACTTCCCTGATATGTATTTCAGAATTGGTAAAGACGCAAATGGAGACATCAATTCAGTTGCTGTGAGTAAGACACAAGGCAGTGAAGGTAATTGGTATAAATGTGATGCATTTGACTATGGTATATATGGTGGTTCATTAAATGGAACAAAATTAGAAAGTAAAACAGGACAAACAAGATTAGGTTCTGCAACTCGTGCTCAATTTAGAACATACGCAGGAAATAACAGTGAAACTGGTTATACCTATCATCAATTAGACTTAAAACACAAAATTGTCACAATGTTCTTATGGTGGATAGAATGGGCAACAAAAGACAGTTCTACAATTATGACAGGACACATCTCAGGAAGTCCATCATCAAGTGGAGTTAAAGTAGCAACTGGTGGAACAGATTCAGTTACAACTCCATCTGGATATAATACTTCTACTTGGCAGATGAGATACCATTATATTGAAGATTTTATAGGAAATCAGTTAGAGTTTATAGATGGCATTTATGCAGGAACAACAAGTGTAGCAGACTATGTAACAGATAATCCTGCTTACTTCAGTGACTCAACTACAAATATGACTCAATTATCTTGGGTAGATCCTGCATCTAACTGCATTAAGGCATTTGGTATGGATGATAATAAACCATTCTTAGTTATGCCTACTAAGACTACAGGTGCAACAGATTACACTCAAGCATTCTGTGATAGAATTTATAATACTACTTCAAATTATCCCGTTGTCTACTCTGGTGCTTCCTACGGCTATGCCAATGCTAGCTTTGGTCTGTCTGCCTTCAATCGTAGCGCTGTGTTTTCCTCCTCTGGCATCCTTGGTGGTCGCCTTTTAAGACAGTAGGAGGTGACGGAGGATGTGCCTCCGTGGAATTATAACAAATAATTCTGAAAAGCACATAAATTAAATATAGGGTTCTGATTCCTTGATCACCGTTGTCTACTCTGGTGCTAACTACAACAATGCCAATGCTAACAATGGTCTGTCTTACTTCAATCGTAACAATGTGTCTAACTCCTATGACATCATTGGTGGTCGCAATTTTATAAAATTATTATCTATTTTAGGAATCAGTTATCCTTACCACTTGGTAGAAAATATCATCTTGGCATTTAATAGTTTAGTAGGTATTTACTCGGAAGACTACGCTAAGAATAAAAAGATAATAGCACTTAAATGTGAACAAATATAAAAGGAGAATTAGTTTTGAAGAGAGTTGGGAATCTTTATGAAAAGATTTATGAAATGAGCAACTTAGAAAGAGCATTAAAGAATGCTGCAAGAAACAAGAAGAATAGATCTGGAGTCAAAAAGATTCTCAACAATCCAAAACAATTCTTACTAATTCTTCAAGACATGTTAATAAATGAAACATATAATTTACATCCAGCATATGAAAAGAAGATAAGAGAATACACAAAAGAAAGACAAATAAAAATTCCAAAATTCTTCCCTGATCAAATTATTCATTGGGCAATAAGTTTAGTTGTTGAAAAGTATATAAACAAGGGTATGTATAAATATTGTTGTGGCAGTGTGAAGGGAAGAGGAATTCATTACTGTAAAAGTTATATAGATTCATTTTATCGCAAGAAAGGAAGAAGAAAATATCTATTAAAGATAGATATCAGAAAGTTTTATCAACATGTAGATCATGAAAAATTAAAAGAAAAATTCAGAAGAAAATTCAAAGATAAGAAATTATTAAGACTACTTGATTCAATAATTGATAATGGAGGAGAAGGAATTCCTATTGGATTTTATACTAGTCAGTGGTTCTCAAACTTTTACTTAGAACAATTAGATCATTTTATTAAAGAAATTCTTCATGTGAAGTATTATGCAAGATATGTAGATGATATGGTTCTTATAGATTATAACAAAAGAAAACTACATAGAGCAAGATTACAAATAGAAGAAATGTTAAATATTCTTAATTGTTCTATGGAGCATAAGTGGCAGTTATGGAGAATGCATAGTAGACCATTAGATTTTGTTGGGTATAAGTTTTATCCTAATAAAACATTATTACGAAAGAAAATATTCATAAAATTAAATAGAATTGCAAGAAGAATGAAAGATAAATTGTGTTTAAAGAGATGTAGAATATTCTTATCTCTATATGGTTGGTTCTCACACTTAAAGTCTTGTGTTCATTATTACAATTCATACATAATAAAATATGTCTCTATAAGACAAATGAAAAGATTAATATCTAAAAGTCAGTTATTATTAAATAGGAGTATAAGAGTATGATTTATAAAGACAAAACAAATCCAGATATTGAAAGAATGAAACAACAGTTAAATCTTACAGGAGATGTCTATATTTACAACGAACATTTCATTGAAAGTTTAGAGAGTCATAAGAATTTGATTCATGATTCTATTGCGTTGACTATTGAACAAGCATATGAAGAAAGAGTTCAATGGGAACAAGAACAAGCAGAGAAACGAAGAATTGAAATGGAAAAATATAGGGCAGAACATCCTGAAGAGTTTGAGGAGGAATAATCTATGTCAAAGATAAACGACTTAAATACAGAATTAGAAGAATATGTAGAAGATGCAGAGGCAATAAAGACTAAAATACAAACTGTAGCAACTGCAAAAGACATTTCAATTACAAGAGGGACAGATACACCATCTTATGTGTTGGATAAAATAAATGCAGGGACAGTAAAAACTCCATCTGGAACAAAAAATATAGATTCAAATGGAATTACAGATGTATCTTTATTTCAATATGCAGATGTAAATGTTTCTCCTAATGTAAGTGAGAAGACAATAACTAATAACGGAACATATTTGGCAAGTGATGAAAATGTAGATGGATTTAGTAAAGTTGTTGTAGATGTTCAAGGTGGTGGAGCAGAACCTGTGCAAAGATATTTAGTTGTTCAAAACGCAGATGGAAGTATAGATATAACTACAACATCTTCAATGAATCCTGCAACTTATTATCAAGCAGAAGGATCTGCATTACAAACTGAATCACAAGCAATAAAATTAGATCAATATTTTACAATACCTAGGGTGTCATAAAAGGAGGAATTAAAATATGGCAATAGATACAAGTAAGACAGTTACAGCAATAAGAATTGATGGTGTAAATTTACCATTAGCAACAGCAGGAGTTACAGTAACAAGTTCAACAAATACTGGATATGTGATAGTTGTAGCAGACATAGGTGGCACAACAATAACTACAAGAGATTCTAATTCAACAGTTATAGATACATATACGACTCCAACAGGAGGAGGTTCAAAGACAATCTCTGTTAGTGCTACAGGAACATATACCGTCACAGCAGAAAGAGGTGGTTCTACAGTGTGGAATACAACAGTTACAATCACAGGAATAGGAGCAGTTTGTGCAAAAGTTCCATTAACAGATTATACTGCAGCAGAAATACATGAAGCATGTCAAGCAGGAATATTCAGTATTATGTTTGATATTAAAAATGAGTGGAAATTTGTTCAAACAGGAAGTATATTTAATAATGCTATATTCTTAGTTGAGAAAATAGAAACAATAAATGGCAAAAATATAGTTCAATTTAGAAAGAAATTCCCTTATTCTTCAACTTACATGTGGGATCCTTATTTCACTTATCTATCAAGTGCTACAGCATCTTCATTTAGTTCGACATATTCATCTGCTGGTGGTTATAAGTATTCAGATTTAAGACAAAAATTTATGAAACAAGGTGATGCTGTTTATATTCAAGCAACAGGTATTAAACCAACAGGAAGTTCTATTTCAACAGGAATTGAATTTGATAAAATATACTATACAGATGGAAATGGAACTACAAGTGGTGTATATACCTATAATCCATCTTCAGATACATTCACACAAGATACAGAAATGACATATTTTGCAAGTCAAAGTGCTGCACAATCTGGAGTAAAATTCTTAAAAGGATACTTCAAATCAGTAGGATCAGGAATAGGACAAGCAACTTTTGATGCAGGATATTATTATACTAGATCTACAGTATCACAAGGATATGTGTATACAAGAGCAACAACCTACAATGCTTCTACAACTTATTATGGATTTTATGAGACACTTCAAGAAGATGGTATATTCTATGGAGCATTTAGTTCAATTCAAACATATATGGTCAAATTTAGTGATTATTCAAGCACAGGATTGAATCAAACAACTTATTTATCATTGACTGAAGATTATACTGATATTAACTGCGTAGAAGAATTTACTGGATTAAATAGAACATCTGTATTAAAGAGTGGAACGGGTGCAACCACAATGAATTATTATAACATCGCAGGTGAGGGTGGCAAATATCCTGCTTATGAAAGTATATATGATATCTTCATGGGTCAAGATGAATGGACTCGTTCAGTTTACTCCACTAGCACTACCAGTGCTTGCTATCTTTACTATATTGGTTCTGTCATTACCAGTGTTGTCAACAGTAGTTATCGTGTTCGTCCAGGCTTTAGAATTGCCTAAAACCTTATTCCTATTGCACTTACGAAAGTATAGTGCAGGAATAAAAATCTTATGAATTTGAGAAACTTTTATAAGAATTCCTGTATAATAAGATATAGGAGGACGAAAGGGAGGATGTCAAATGTAATAAAAGCAAAGAGAACATTGAGTTCAGCACAATTCTTACAAACATCAAGAGAATTAGTAAAGGTATCCATAACGAGATATAACAAGTGTTCCAAAAGAATGAAAGATTATATGCTGCAAACATTTATAATTCCTGTTACAAAACTTTACATGGATGTATTTTATGTGAAGAAATTATATTCTAAGTTTGATGTAAATTGTATCTTAAGAGTGAAACTATGTGAAAAGATCTTAGCAAGACTTGAATATTTGTCTAGTATGCTAGATCTATACAAAGTATTTGATCAAGCATCTCTTGAAATAACAGATAAACAATGGGATGAATGGCAAAATCTTATAAATGAAGATATGATGTATATATCAGGACTAAAGAAGAAAGAATTAACTAATTTTAGAGAAAAACATTTTAATCCTCTGGATTTTAGTGATGAAAATGCTGCAGCAAAACTTCAAAAACTTGAAAAACAGTTAGGAATATCTATGTTTGAAGAAGATTTAATTGCGGAATTAAATTTAGCAAATGATGAAATAATGTAGATTTATATAAAAGTCGTTCATGGGTGTGAACTATTGTCGTTCAGTTAACTCCAATAACACTAACAATGCTTGCTATCTTAACAATAATGGTAATGTCAATAACAATAATGTCAACAATAGTTATCGTGTTCGTCCAGGATTTGAAGACACTATGCATTAAGAAGTAGTATGAAATAGGACAAAAACAGTGCGTCTTCAAAGGAGTTCACTCCCGTCTGCTTAGCAGAGAAACAGATATAGATGCAGTAGGGCAATAGACTACCAGACTGCTGTAAACTATTGGAGATTTATACTATGACTTGTAATACTCTTGAAGAATTATTCTCATTTACACATGTTTATAATAGTGCAAAGAGATGCACACATCAAGTTAGATGGAAAACAAGCACACAAAACTTCGAGGCATTGATGATGTCTAATGTGTGTCAACTAAGAAGAGATGTTATAAGTGAAACATATAAAAGTAGTGGATTTCATAGATTTGTAATCAGAGAAAGAGGAAAAGTCCGCAAAATAATGTCAGTTCATATTACAGAAAGGACAGTTCAAAAGACTCTATGTGATTACTACTTAATTCCTAAAATAACTCCAAAATTGATTTACGATAATGGAGCATGTCTTAAAAGAAAGGGAACTAGTTTTGCTATTAAAAGATTAAGAAAGCATTTGCACAAGTATTATCTTGAAAATGGCAGTGATGGTTATATATTACAATTTGATATAAAAGATTTCTTCAATTCTATAAATCATAAATTATTGATAGATAAGATGAGAAAGATAATAGAAGATGATAAAATCTTCAAATTATATAGTTATTTTGTAAATTGTTTTGATGGAGATACTGGAATAGGATTAGGGAGTCAAATATCACAAGTAAGTGCCTCATTTTATCTAAATGAATTAGATCATTTAATAAAAGATAAATTAGGATTTAAGTATTATGGAAGATATATGGATGACGGTTATATTATTTGCAATTCAAAAGAACAATTAAAGGAATGCCTAAGAGAAATAAAAGAATTATTTGAAAAACTAAAACTAACATTAAATCCAAAGAAAACACTAATTATAAGTCTTAAACATGGATTTACTTACATGAAAAGAAGATTTAATCTAAAAGAAGATGGATATATTTCTATGAAACCATATAAGAAAAACATTTTAAGATATAAAAGAAAATATAAGAAATTGATGTTAAAGAATGTAGAAGATAAAGTTCTCGCAGATTTAAGACAGACATTCAAAGGATATCTCAAAGAATTTAATTATGTTGATAGATATACAAGGAGGATAGAAAAAGATGTATCAATTAAGGAGAGACATAGAGAATTTAGCAGACAGAACTGTTAATGAAAACATTTTTGTAAAAGACAGAACAGTTTATATTGAAGACAAGTTCAAATATCATGATGATAATTGGTATGAAAATGCAGATGGAAACTGGATAAACTTACAAGGTGGAATACCAGATTACAGAGTAGAAACAAATTTAGATCCAGATATATTTGTGGAAGAAAATAAATAATCACAAATTGAGTTATATTAATTAGGAGGACAAAATGGAGGATAAATTAAAAGATATTAAAATAAATTCTTCTAATGTAACAATTCAAAATAAGCAGACTACAACAGGACCTATTGCAGTGAAAGAAGATGATAAAAATGTCAATAATGCAGTTAATGACATCATTATTCAAAATGCTAGACAATCAACAGATGTTAAAAATGTTATTGATCTTGCTGCAACAAGTAAGGCATTACAAAATGAAAAGACTGTAGATAAAATTGTTAAAGAGAAGACAGACGAACTTATTACAGATGCAGAAAAGAAAAAGATTGAAGCAGAAACTGAGAAAATTCGTCAAGAGGCAGAAAAAGTAAAGCAGGAGAAAGAAAAAGAGATTGCTGCTCTGGAAAAGATTAAAAGTAAACTTGAAGGAGAAGTAGCAAATCTTAAGGCAGAAGATGACAAAGCAAATGCATTCTTTGAAGCAAATAAATCTATTCTTAAATGTGTAGGTGTAAGAGAAAAACTATCTCTAAAAGCGATGCAATGGCTAATGGTTCCTGCAGGAATAGTGTTTACAATATTCCAAATCTTACTATTACCATTTTCTTTGATAGGATTTGCAATTGAATCATTAATGACAATAGTTACAGCAGTCTGTGGTAAAATCGCAAAAGGTGGATGGAAGATTGCTATGTCTATTCTAGTTACAGTTGTAATAGTTGCAATGCTAGCAGGAATATACTATCTTGTTGTCCATTATTCTGGAGTAATATTTAATAATTAGGAGATAAGTTATGGAAATTAAAGAGAAAATAGAATACTACTTAAATCAAAATAAATTAGTAGAAGAAACTAAAACAAAATTGATTGATGCACATATTGAACAAATCAATAAAGTTATTGAAGATAAAATTCTTGCATTGCGAAATGAATTAAGAGAAAGTGCTATAAATGAAGTGTGTGGCGAAGAATATAATGTTCTTAATAAAGAAATTGAAAAGAACAATAGACATATAGCAATTCTTACTGAAATAGAAGAGGAAACTGATTTTATTGATGTCTTAAAAGAAATTATTCCTGTTACCACTGAGAATGGCTCTGAAATGGCTGAAGATAAATTGCCAGAGGATTTACCAAAAGATAATACAATCACAGAAGAAACAGTTACAGAAAACACTAATAAAGATAATTTAGATGGAATGTTAAATTAAGGAGAATATAGATTATGGAGTTTACAGAATTATTTAGAAACTTTGGAAGTCTATTTGAGACATTTCAATGGTGGTCATTATTATTGATTGTAGGAGTTGTTATTGTGATGGTTCCTATAAACATTTTACTAAAGAAAATAATGAAAGATGAAAAGATTGCAAGATTAAGAAAAATTACAGCATTTATATCTGTGTATCTTGTATCAATAGCAGTTGTCGCTTTATTTACAGCAATAGCAACTAGCACAGCAATTACAGCAACTTACTTATTTGGTGCAGCACTTGCTTTAGGATTTTGTTCACAGTTTGTATGGGAAATTGTTAAAATCATTAGAGACTACGGATTTAAGAAATTTATTGTTTGGTTAAGTAGAAAAATTAATGAAGAAAAACTCATTAAAAAAATTGCAACAAAATACAGTATAGACGAAAAACTTGTCAAAGGACTAGTTGCTGAAGCAAAGAATCAAATAAAAGATATTGATACATCTGAAATAGATAGAGTATTCAAAGAAGATACAGAGTTTATGACAAGTATAAAACAAAGACTTGAAAGTGTTGTATACGCAGAAAACTTAAATGAAGCATTAAATGAAGTAATAACTATTGTTAAAGAATATAAATAAAAAACAATAATTATATAAAGGGATCACAAAATAGTGGTCTCTTTTTATATGCTAAAAATTCTTCATGTGAAGAAAATATTCTTGAGGTGAAGATAAATTTAATTATAATAAAATAGGAAACGAAAAAAATAATTCAAAAAAAATCAAAGAAATTCGTCTGATCCTCTTGCCTTTTTTCGGTAAATAGAATATAATGATAATAGAAAAGTAAAAACTTACTTTTCAAAAGGAGAACAAAATGGAATTCAAATTATTAGAAAAATGGATGCAAGATTATGAAGAAAATAGATATAATCAAATCACAAAGACACAAAACTTAATGAATAAATGGAAGGAAGAGAAAAAGAAACAGAAGACATTAGATGTAAATTATCCTAGTTACAATAAAGATTCAGTTCCTGTGATAATTCCTGAAATGAAACAACACTGTTGTGCTACAATATCTCCAAATTGGAAAAGAGTTACAGAACAAGCAACTGTAAGAGATAGAAATGTTGAAGGAATAAAATACAAAGTAGTTGAGACAACAGTAATAATAGATCAAATTGAAGTTAATGGAAAACTTTATGAGGATTATGTTACTGGTGGAGATTATTACAGGATGCAACAAAAGTATAATGGACTTGAGAAATTGCTATCTGATAATCAATGTTCAATGTCAGATTACACTTGGCTATTGATTATTAGAACAGACACAGAAATACATAATAAAGCACATAAAGACATGCTAAATCAAAAGAAAGCAATTGAAGCAAAGATTAGAAAAATATGTGGAGATGAATTTACTCACATAGATGATACAACTGGAGATCTCTATGTTAGAGGAATAAACGGAAGAACAGCACACATTTGGGCAATAACTGCTGGTGGATATAATCAAGATATTATTGTAAATGAAAGACATGGTCAATGTTTACATATTAGAATATTAGTTAAGGAGGTAAAATAACATGATACTTAATAAAAATGTGACAAAAGAAGAATTTACAAAAGCAATTATTGAAGAGGTAAACAACGGAAAAGCAAGTGTCGGACAAAAGATCCAGACACTTGTAAAAATCCGTAGAGAAAGTCACGGAAATGATGTTATACAAGATAAATGCAACAAATACTTAGATGAATTATATAATAAGAAGTATGAAATGCTAAGTAAAGGAGAATCAATATGGTAAAGTATCAAGTGTGTTTTGATGTTGACTTTTACGGATGTCATGAAACAAGGGTGTGTTACGAAACTAATTCTGAATATGACGCACAATGTTATATAGGTGAAATGTATCATTTAGGAGATTATTCAAATTATTACATTAGGGAGGTAAATAAGAATGATTAAATATAATGCAAATCCAAAGGGATGGAAAACAGATGACTGTGTTATAAGAGCAATAGCACTAGCAACAAATCAAACTTGGGATAAGGTATTCACTGACTTAAATGAAATCGCATTCAAGAAGAAGAGAGTATTTAATGATCCTATTGTATATAATGAATACCTGAGACAACTTGGATGGAATAAACAATCTCAACCTAGAGCAAGATATTATGACAATGGTTATTATGACACATATAAGAAATACACAGTTTATGAATTTATTCGTGATCTAAATCATAAAATGCTTGTTGGTGGATGGGAACATGAAAGTTATATTATAACAGTTGCTCACCATATAACATGTGTAAAACTAAGTGAGGATAAAACTAGATACGACTTATATGATATATGGGATTGTGGTGAAAAGACAATAGGAAATTATTGGATAAAGGAGAATTGATTATGTTAACTTATGGAGATTTAGATTTAAGACATTTAAGAGAAGTGTGTAACATTGATTTTGCACACTTCACATATAAGAAACATCAATGTTCTTGTTGTTATGGACCAAAAGATTTGTCAGCAAGATATTGGAGAAATCATATAATACCTGAAGGAGATGATTATTCATACATACTATTTAAGAATGCTGAAAATGGCAGTGGCACAGTGACTAAACATGATGAAATAAAAGACCATTGTTGTATTTCATGGGATTTAACTGATGAGCAGTTAGATAAAGTTTGTGAAGAATTGACAAGACAATTAAAAGGTCATTATGAGGTAATAAAACCTAAAGACAAGTATACTTGTATTCAACTAATGAGGAGGGTATAATTATGGAAAGAATAATTAACCTTAAGAGTATAGCATTACACAATCCAACAGAAGTAGAATGTGAAGGAAAAATATTGTTAACACAGGGACTAAGTATACATCAATTAGTTGAATTATGGAAATGGTATTACAATATTGCACCATTTGATACAATATTGTTAGTTGCAGGAGAGAAAAATTACAACGCTATGCAACAACCACCTTTATCTAGTGCCAAAAGTGTTTTAGAAATATTTACAGAGTTAGGTGTTCAAGTTGTAAAAGAATAGGAGAATAATTATGGAAGATACAAGAAAAGTTTTATTAAAACAAATAGAAAATGCTTTATATAAAAATCAAGATTTAGGAAATGTAATAGATAACGATGATTTCTTAACTGAAGTAGAAGGAATATTAAAGTTATATAAAATAGAACAAGGTGATTTAAGATACTATAACATAAATCAAAATAATGTTGAGGGTCATCTTATAAGAAATGATGATGTAGATGCATTTATATCTATTCAAGCATACAATTTAGATAGTGCTAAAGCAATAGCGAGAGAAATACTTGCTCCATATAGAGACTATTGTCCTTGTTGTGGATATAGATGGGATGATGACTATCTAACTGCAGGTAAATCTACAGACGAACCTTATGTAAGAGGAGAACCTTACAAGAAACAAAATGATCCATTTTGGTGTAAGAATAATAAACTTATTATCTACAAATATGATGGCACAAAAGAAGTATATGACTTAAATCAAAATTTGAAGGAGAAATAATTATGAAAGACATTATTGATAAGTATAAAGAAAAAGAATCAAATATAGATGAAGTAAACTATCGTAGAAAATTGATAATTGGAACTATTGAACAACTATTAAAAAGAAATCAAAATTCTGATGGAGTTATAGATAATGAAAACTTTATGAGAAGTATTAGAGAAGAACTAAGAAAATACGAGTTTAGAAAACCTAATACAACCTTTTCAGAATTGTGTTATATCCTTCAAAAGTGTAATTCGTATGATGTTGCAAAATTTGTTTGTTATCCTTATATTATTGATGAAATAACTGACAAATTTATTTCATATTCAAATGACTATTTATTTCTTACAAATGGACTTGTTATGATACAATACGATAAATCAGATAAAATACTTGAAATCAACACTTTTGATTACACAGATGTAAGTTCAAGTTCAGTAAATACCTTTTATAGAAATGTTGCATTTAGTGTAAAAGAAAATAGATTCAGAAGACTTATGGATTTTGTAAAGGAGAAATAGTTATGGAAAACGAATTAACCGAATATCAGAAATATAGATTACAAACTCAGAGATTATATCAAAGAAAACTTCTTAGAAGAGCAGTTCAAATTGCAATAGAGAGATGTGAAGATTTTTATTATGATATGCATAGAAAATATAATGGTAAGAAATATCCAATATACATAAATGAATGTATTGAAGAAGTTATAAAAGAGGCACAAGCAGAATTAAGAGAGGAAAAATAACATGTATTATTGTTCAATAAAAGATATTCCTAAATATGAAGATCTAGAAATGTTTTCTAGTTTTCATATTAAAACGACTGATGAAATTGTTCTTGAATTAAGAACGCATAACATACAAGGTATTCCTGAAGCAATATGTGTTTATAAACATACAAAAGATAATACTGAACTATTATTCTCGGGGAGATTAAATAGAAATTGTTATAATGGTGCTATGAGAATATTAAAAGAACATTACTTCTATTATCGTTTATGGAAGAATACAGAAAAACTTGAAACCAAAGATAAGGAGGAAATAAAAGTGGTAACAAGTAGTTTAGATAAAAATCAACCTATTTATATTTCAGAAAAGGGCAGAGAAGAATTATTTAATTACATTCTTCTACAAGAAAAATCAGATACACTTCAACGAGTTTGGAAAGACATTGATGGTCTTTATGAATACATGTTCAGTGCAGAAAATCTTGAAAGATATTGTCTTGGTGCAACAAACAGAGCAGATTATGCTTATAAGAAAATAAGCAAACTTTTAAGAAAAGAATATGAGGAATGGAAAGCAGATAAATGTGTAGTAGGAGGATTCAAAGATAAGAATGGGAAAGATCTTCATGTCGGAGACAGAGTTAGATATTACACTTATCCTGATTATGATAAATACTACAATGCAATAATAGAAAAATTTGCGTCAACAACTGTAAGAGTTCTAATTCACGGGAAAGTTCCTAGATATACACAAAGTAGATATCTTGAATTGATTACAGATGATTCTATTGAATTATTAACAATCAGCAGAGGAGACCTAAAAGAATTGCTCAAACTTATAAATGAAAACAATATGAATGGAAGACTTAACTCTATTGCATATAAAATAAACAAAATTATTGATTTAGGAGAAATGAAATGGAAAGATTGCAAGGATACGAAATGAGAAATATGAGAAGTAAACTCAAATTCATAAGTTATGGTGAGTCAAGCAAAGGAAACATTAGAGCAAATCTCGCTCTTAAAAATAGTGATAAGGCAACTTATTATCACTGGTTAAATGATGAAGAAAAAGCAAAATTCAAAAGTTCTGAATATTATAATCCAAAATATAAAGTAAATAATACTAAAACTTATTTGAAATGCTTTGAACTAAGTGAGAATTCAATTGATAAAGTTTACAATGAAATTAAATTGCCTGGAGAACCCAGATATTACAGAATATATCAAGTTGATCCTTGGAGATACAGTATTGAAATAACTAGAGCAAATACGCAAATAAATTTGCGAGTTACAAAAGAACAAATGGACGAATTGCAAGATTGGTTAGATGGTTATAATTATATTGATGATACGGAGGAATATAATGATGAAGAATAATTCTGATCAAATAAAAATGGATTTAGATGATCTTTTTGATAAGAGAAAATATTATGCAGAACTTTTATATTGGAATGGAACAAAAGAAACTATTGAAATAAGAAAGAAATTTATTCAAGATATAGTTGATGCAGTTAGAGGACAATTCACATTTATAAATAGAGAGACAGGACTCTGTGTTTATGGAGGATCTATTCACACAGTCAATATTTATGTAAAATAATTCATCACATGAAGAAAAATTACTTGAGGTAAAGATAAAGACAGTTATAATAATGTAGAGGAGGAAATGATATGAGCACAACTGAACTAAGAAAAGAAATCAGAAGAATGCTTAAAAAAGATCCAAAAGTAAAAGAATACATATCTAAATTTGAACAATTTACAGGATTAAGATATTCTGGAAGACTTACTGTAGAACAGTTGAATGATCTTATTATTTGGTGCACTAACGAACAAATAAGTGCAGAAAGAAACTACAGAAAAAGTCTTGGAGGAATTATATGATAGGAGATAAATTATATTTTGAAGATCTAGGAGTTGATGTCTCTGAATGTAATTCTATAGAAGAAGTCTTGAACAAAAGTAAGTTAAATTATTCAGTTGAAAAACAAAGTATATACTTAAAAGACGGCAGAGAAATAAAAGATAACTATGCTACAGTAAAGAATAATGAAACAGTATTGGGAGTTGTAGGCAAAGATTATACAGTTCTAAGTAATTCAGAAGGATTTGATTTTGTGGATGAATTAATAAATACATATAATTTTAAGTTTGTTAGAGCAGGAGAATGGAGTAAGGGAGAAAGATCTTTTATTGTATTGTCTATGCCAGAAATAGAATTATTTGGAGATAAACTTATTCCATATGTTTTACTAACAAATTGTTATGATGGTAGTGGATCAGTAAAGGCAATTATAACTCCTGTAATCAATAATAATGTTATTATGTTTGGCGATTATAAATATCTTATAAGACATAGTAAAAATGTTAAAGATAGACCTGTGTTATGTGAACAACTTTATGCATTCTTTAATTCAATTATTAGATCCGTCGCAGAACAAGCAGAAATATTTAACATAAAGAACTTTACTAAAGATGAATTTATCACCATTCTGAGCCATATTCTAGGTATAAACAAGTCTATTTCAAATATTAAAAGAGAAAGAGCAGAACAAACTATGCAGGAAATTATGAGTAGATATTATTCAGAAGAAATGAACAAGTTTGGAGAAACATTTTGGAGAGCAGTTTTATGTATAGCAGGACAGGAATGTCAAAGACAGACACTAAGAGATACAGGAAATTCAGAAATATTCTTATATAGAATTCTTAATGGAATGAAAATGTTAAATCAGTTTATAGAAGAGGTGAAATAGATGTTAGAAATAGATATAAGAAGAGCAATTACTGTTCCTGGAATATATGCTTGTTTTTTGAAATTCTCTACTTACAATGAAAATTGGGTGGCAGTCATAAGATCATTTAACTGTAGAAAATATTATGCAGAAACAAGAGAGTGGGAATTCCCATTTTATAATTTAGGAGACATAATAAGTAGATATCCAAATCTTGAAATCAAAATTCACTTCAAAAAAGAGAAATTAGAAAATGATATTCTTGAAGTTCCAAAATTAGATCTTAAAAAAGAATTATTTAATCACCAAAAGATAGCAGTTGAATATGGTATAAATCATCCTAAATATCTCTTATTGGATACTATGGGATTAGGTAAAACTGCATCTATCATTGCTGAGGCAATAGCACTTAAAAAATTAGGAAAAATCAGACAATGTTTGATTATTTGTTGTGTAAGTGACTTACAATATAACTGGGAAGAAGAAATAAAGAAATTCTCAGATGAATCTTGTTATATTTTAGGTTCAAGATATCGTAAAAACGGAAAAAGATATGCAGGATCTATCAATGAAAGAATAGAAGATCTCAAAACACATAAAGAGTTCTTCTTAATTACAAATGCTGAAACATTACAAAAAGATAAATTTGTAGATACAGTAAATAATGAATTCAAGAAAACTCCAACTACAATAGACTTCCTTGCTATTGATGAGTGTCATAAGAAAACTGGAAATCCAGATAATCTTATGGGGAAAAATCTTATGAAATTAAGTGGTATTCCGTATATTGTTCCAATGACAGGAACATTGATTAGAAATCGTCCTACAGATGCTTGGGTTCCACTAACTCTTATAGGAAAAGAACATTCAACCTATAGTCAATTCAAACATTATTATTGTGAATTTGGGGAGTATAATGAAGTCACTTCTTATAGAAATTTAGATGCTCTTCAAATGCAGTTATCTCAATGTTCTTTGCGTAGAGTAAAAGAAGATGTATTAGATTTACCACCAAAACTTTATGAAAATGTTTATGTTACAATGAACGAAAGACAACAGATGATTTATGATGAAGTCTATAATCAACTTTTGGAAAATATAGATAGAATTGAAGAAAGTCCAAATCCTTTGGCAATGCTTATAAGATTAAGACAAGCAACTGGATTTACAGGTATTTTATCTACAAGTATTCTTGAAAGTGCAAAGATGGACAGAATTGAAGAAGATGTTGATGAAATTGTTGAAAATAATAAAAAAGTTATTATTTATTCAAATTGGACAGAAATGACAGATGAATTGCAAAGAAGACTTGAAAAGAAATATAAAGTCTTATCTGTTGCAGGAAACACAGTGAAAAGTGGAGATCAAGTTGAAGAAATAAAGAGAAAATTCCAACAGGATCCTGAATATAAAATTATCATAGGAACAACAGGAAAACTCGGAACAGGACATACTTTAACAGCAGCAGATTATATTCTATTCCTAGATGAACCATGGACTATGGCAGATAAAGATCAAGCAACAGATAGAGCACATCGTCCTGGACTCACTCACTGTGTCAATATTAGAACTTATATTACAAAGGATACTATTGACGAAAAAGTAAATGAAATTGTAGAAGAAAAGGGTGCAGTAGCAGACTTTATTGTTGACGGTAAATCTAAAGATAATAGAAAACTTGCAAGATTCTTGCTAAACTTAGAATAATTCTTGAGGTGAAGAAAAATTAAATTACAATAAAACACGGAGGAATATCTTGTGCTAAATAAAATAGGTATAATAAAAAATATAGACTACGAGGCATTAAAAATAGAGTTGAAATCTCTTAATAGAGAGCAGAGACTTGACAAATATTGGAGAGATAATTTATCTAAAATTCAAACAATAAAATTAGATGATGAGAAAACTATTAGTCAAGGGGTTGAATTACTTTGTCCTTCTGGCTTTTATAATACATCAGAACAATGTTTTGAAGTGACTGAAAGGGAATTAAATAAAATCTTAAAAGCAGAAAAACATTACAAGTCTTTAAATAATTATTTTGAAATAAGGTATATCAATGAAGACTTTGTTGCTTTTCTATATTCTTCTGAAAATGTTGCTGTTATACCTAGAAAATTTGTTGAAGTAGAATTTGCAAAAGACTACTCTATGTTGACTGTAAATGAAATAAGAAAGAAATTAACAACTAATTCTGAGAATTTGCCAGTAAACTTTAATGAAAACTTATCTCTAAAAGATTATGAGAAGAATTTAGTTAAATGCGAAGAAGAATTAAAATTACAAGAAGAAAAGGCAAAACAAGAATTAGATGCATTTAAACAAGAAATGTATAGAAAAGAACAAGAATTAAGAGAAAAGCAGGAACACATGCTTGCAGAGTATAGAGCAAAAATGGAGTCTATGAAAGATCAAATATACATACTTGAAATGAATATTCTTGCTCTTAGAAGTTATTTTGGAGAAACATTTTCTATATCACAAATATTTAAGGGTAAAAATGCTTCAGATGATATTCCACTTATACTATTTCAAAAATTTAGATATATGGATGAAGATCTTGCAAGATTATCAGCAAATTCAGAATTTTCTACAGATAAAGTAGGAATAGAAGACTTATTCAAACATTATGGGAAATTATTTATTGAAACATTTTGTCCAAATGAAAAATGTATTACATTTTTTAAGGCAAGTAAAGATAACAAAAAATTAAGTTATTGTAAAGATAATGATTGTATAAAAGAATTAGAATATTACCACGGAAATCAATTAGGAATGCTTATTAGAAATGGTGAAAACTTTTACACCTCATTTATTGATGAAGAAATAAAATTACAGGATAATTTATTTATGTCAAATTCTTCAACAAATTCAGAAAAACCTGTAGAAATAGGCAAATCAAAATTAAGAGATCCAGAAGTAAAGAATGTATTTAATAGAAGACATATATTTATTATTTTACAAGCACTTATTAAAAATACAAATATATTTAATTCATTGAAATCAGAAGACATATTCAATAGTAAAAATATTGTGTTTAGTAATGCAGATGGTCAAATTGAAAGTAATAAGTATCCGTCATTTACAGAATTCTTTTATAACAATAGTGGTAGGTTCTATGACAAAATAAAAGAGGGTGATTTTATATTCATAGATGAAAACCATGCAGGATCTAAAATGGAGAATGACTATTGGGGATATGGATATCACGAACAACATAGAGGAGTTGGATACAGAAACACTGGAAGAGACGCATCTATACATATGGGAATATCTAAAATAAGCATTATGAATAAACAATCTAATGGTTATTTTGTTGAATATATTGAAAATGGCACAACATATAAAAAACATATATACAATTTAGACGACGAACTTGTAAAAATGGGAAGTAAGTATTACCCAAAAATAGAAGTTGAATATTATACTTCTTGCAAGAGAGATATACAAGAATGGCAAAAAACTATTAGATGGGACGGAACCTACGCAAAAGTAAATAATGCAAATCTAAGACTGTGGGAAGATGAGTTTATGTCAATTATGTGGTGCAATTCTAACTATGTTCAACAGTGGATAGATCATAAAGACTCAGGAAATGGAAAAAATTATGTTTACTTTGTAAAACAGTTAAAAGAACTTAAAGATTATTTACTTCAAAGAGAATGTAGAGAGTTCAATTTAATTAATAGTTTTCATAATATTGAAAACAGTGTTGAAAACAAAGACATCTTACTAAATTGGAAGATTAAAAACAATGTTAGAAATATCACAGAATATCAAGCAAAGCGATTTGTAAAATATTATAAGGAGGAAGTATTTCATGAATAAGTATGAAAAACAGTTTGAACAACTAATTGCAGGAACATTGAGTGATAAAGATTATGATTCAGAATGTAATATTGAAAAATGTATGGGATGTTCTGCAGGAACATGTCCATTTAAGCAGAAAATTAAAGAAGAATATATGCTAAATTTGATGCTTGAAAATATGTGTTCTACAGATGAAGAAAAAGAAATACTAAGAAATGCAATAAAGAACAAAGAACCAGAGGCACTAGAATTATTAAATCAATTTATAGAATTGAGCAAATCTAAAATTCAATTATAATAAATATGGAGGATATTATGGAAGAAATTAAAAACTATACGGAAGAAGAAATTGCAACTATGAAAAAGGAATTGGCAGAACTCAGTTTGTCAATGAAAGAGAGCAATTTGAAGAAGAAAGAATTTACAAATAAACTTGATTTACAAAAGGAAAGATTCAAAGAACTAGCAGATATTCTTGGTGTAAATGAATATCATGATGAATTTGTAAAGGTTACAATCACAGAAATTGATAAATCATTTTTGAGAGAAGATGAAACATTAGATTATTTAAGAAAGAATAATCTTACAGAGTATATTCATACAAAAGAATTCTTTGATTATGCAGAACTTGAAATGGCAGCCGTTCAAAAGAAAATTAAACCACAAGATCTTGCACAATTTAAGGAAGAAAAATCAGAGAGAAGAATTAATATAAAATAATTTTGGAAATCTCTTGTCTTTTGTCTTAAATAAGAGTAAAATTAGTATTATGAAGTTAAAATAGTGAAAATAGTAACATTTTATCATAATAGGCTCTGTATTTGAATTTGCCTCTTCAAATACAGAGAAAGAATTCAATACAGAGTCTTTAATTAGACTATACTGGATTATCCTGAGGCAACACGAAAGTGTAGAAATAATTTGGTATAGTCTTTTTATTTTATTTTGGGAGAACTTTTATATGAATATTAAGGATTATGAAAATAAATTAAAAGAAAATAAAATAGATGTAGTTGATTTTGGGATCACACAAGCATACTATATAAAAACTAATTTAGGAGTGATTCATATAAACAAAGAAGGAATTATCACATCTATTACAGGAAATGATAATACTAGAATAAAACTATGTGAGATATTTAATTATCCTACCCAAAGAACAAAGAAAAGATGGGAATATAAAGTTGATTACTTAGAAAGTAGAATAGCATATTTAGAACAATTACTGAAATCAAATAACATTCAATACTAAAATTACACCTATTGGTGAAATCACCAATACCTATTAATCAGGAGGAAATTATGAATCAAAATAGAGATTTTAAGGGAGTTTGGATACCAAAAGAAGTCTGGTTAGATGAAAGATTAAATATGCTAGATAAAGGTATTCTGATGGAAATTGATAGTTTAGATAATGGAAAAGGATGCTATGCAAAAAACGAATATTTAGCAAAGTTTTGTCAATGTAGTGAGTCTAAAATATCAGAAACAGTTAGTAAGTTAATAAAACTTGAATATATAAGATTAGAAAACTTTGATGGCAGAACAAGAATTCTTAAGTCAAATCTTAGATACAGTAATCTGCCTACTATTTTTAACAAGTCTGATAACAATTATTCTGATGAAAATAAGTCTGCCTGCTATAATATAGGCACTAATATTAATATGAATCAATTAGATCCTTCTATAGAAATAGAAGTCTCTAATAAAGATTCAATTAATAATATAATAAATAATAAAGAGAGAGAGCAGTTTGCTGATGCAAACAGCACACATACTATTAAAATAAAAGATGAAAATACTGTTAAAGAAATTACTAAAAATGAAAATAAAGAATTAAATGTAGAGGCAGACTCATTGTTTGATGTATTTAGTTCAGGATATAAAGGAGACACAAGTCAAAGAGCAAGACTTAGACAAACAATGAATTCAAATGGCACAGTAGCAAAAGAGTTATTTGATTATTGGAATAGTAAAAAACTTAGAGTGCATCATCAATATCAATCTCATTACTTAGAAAGATTAGATAAGTATTTATTGACAAATACAATTGAAACACTATATAAAGCAATAGATAATTATGAAAAAGTTCAACATGATAAAGAATTCTTTTGGGATTATGTATGGGACTTACAAGATTTTATAGATATAAAACAAAAGAGATATGAGAGATTTTTAGATGGTGGAGATATTTGGGATAAGTATAGAGCAGGAACAAAAGATCAACAAGCATTTAGAAGAACGGCATTCCATAATGAAGAATACAATAAAGCAAGAGCAGAAGGAAAAAGTCTAAAAGAATTAGACGATAAAATTGCAAAAGAACAAGAGGAATGGCGAAAGAGACCTGATGTAATTCACTTATAATAAAATTGATGGAGGAAATCAATGGACAACAAAGATTATACATATGAATTTGACTTAGATTTATGTTGTTGGAAGAATGTCTGTGGTATAAAGAATACAAGTCATTGTAATGTGACATGTCCTAGATATTCTAAGATGCACTATTTGTTGGGTAACAGTTTATTACCAAAACAATGGTGGTATCCGAAACCATTTGATACATATGAAACACATGTAGATTATGAAGCACATTTAAGATGTTTTAAGATTAAGAATGAAATTGTAGATTTTGTAGAGAAGGGAAAACAACTAATAATTTATGGAAAGAATTCAGGATCTGGAAAGACACACATTTCAACAAGATTACTATTGTCCTATTTTGGTAAAATATGGGAACTTACTTCATTTAGACCACGAGGATTGTTTATAGATGTTCAAAAATTATTTGATGAATCAAAGAAATTTAATTCAGATTATAAAGAATTTATAATGGCAAATATATCTACAGTAGATTTAGTAGTGTGGGACGATTTAGGAGTAAAAGATTCAGTTGGCGAAAAGAATATGGATATTTTATTCACCATGATAAATGAAAGAGAATTAAATGGCAAAGCAAATATATTTACAACAAATAAAAATTCAGAAGAGTTATTTGACTACTTAGGTGAACGATTATACAGCAGAATAGTTAGATCAGCAGAGACCATAGAGTTCAAGTCACAAGACAACAGGAGGTTGAAAGCATGATTGAGGTTCAAGTATTATGTGCGTGTTTGGATAGAAAAGACTTTTCATTTTTAAGACTTAACGATATTGATGAGCAATACTTCCCAAATTATAAAGAAGAATATAAATTTATTGAAAATCATGTTAATAAATTTGGTAATGTTCCAGATAAGGCAACATTTATAGATAAGTTTAGAGAATTTACATTTGAAGAAGTGTATGAAACAACAAATTATCTTGTAGATAAAATCCGTGAAGAGCATATATTTAATATTTTTGCACAAATGTTAAATGATGTTGCTAAGAAATTGAAGAATGGTGAAGACTCTCGTGAAGTCGCATCTTATATGATATCTAAAATTCCTGATTTGCAAAAGAAACTTAATTTTGAAGCAACAGATTTGATTCATAATTTTGAGTCAAGATATAAGAAATATGAAGAAAGATCATTAAATCCAGAAAAAGCATTCTTCAAATTTGGTATTCCAGAACTAGATGCAGTTACGGGTGGTATAGATAGAAATGAAGATTTAGGTGTTATTTCAGCATCTACAGGACAAGGAAAATCATGGTGGGCAATATTTATAGGATTGTCAGTAGCAAAGCAAGGATATAAAGTGGGATATTATGCAGGAGAAATGTCAAAAGATCTCGTAGGTTGGAGAATTGATACAATGCATAGTCATATATCAAACTTTGCGTTAACTAGAGGAAATATTCATATAAAAGATGATTATAAACATGCTCTTGAAGATTTAAGAAAGAATACTACAGGACAATTTTGGTGTGCGACTCCTGAAGATTTTGGAGACGCACCAACAGTTGCAAAATTAGGAGCATTTATTGAGAAATTTGATTTGGATATGCTTATTGTAGATCAGTTATCTTTAGTTAAAGACTCGGGTCCAATGAAGAAAAGAGATGAAGCATATGCAAACATTTCAAAAGATATGAAACTTTTACAAGTAAGAAAAAGAATTCCTATTTACGAGGTGTCTCAATTAAATAGAGGAGCATCTGCTAAGGATGTTGTAGATCCAGGAACAGAACATATGGCAGGATCTAATAGAATATCAGAAGATGCCACATTGGCATTATCTATAAAGCAGAAACAA